AACTAAGTGTGCTGAGTGTGGTAAGAGGCATTCATTGGTTGAGTGTAAGTTTTGTGACAGTATGCATTGTTGGGTAGCCCATCCGTGTAAAAAGGAGGCTGTTAAGCCTGGGGCAACACCTGTCACGACAACTACTACCACCGTAGCTTCTCCAAATCGCGCGAAAACATTTAAGGAGGCTTTACAGACTCCTCCACCTGTTATTTTGAAGAAACCAGCTAGTAAAGAGATGCCAACACAGCATCCACCTGTTAATGTAGGTCATGCGCAGAAATGTATGGTGAAACTTGTTAAATTCGGGTCTAAGGATAAGAAATTTTCCATGGGCCAGAAAGTCAAGTATCCTAAAAATCATGACCTTGCTGGAACTTGGTTGTGTATTGGATTTCATCAAATAGCTGGTGATTACTGGTGTCTTCAAGATCCAGATAATCCTGAGGTGACTTATTCGTTACCCCCCTCCAGTTCTTCGGAGTGGATACGCCCGTTCAATGATCCCGATGGAGCTTTGCTTCGTTGGTCTTGGTTTAATGGGAAGTGTCCGAAACTTGATACAGCAACTGTAGGTGCTGTACCCGATAATGTTGGAGCGGTGACATTTATAGGTTACCATCCTCAAACAGGTGAGTTGGTTGTCGCAGGAGCTGAAGTCCGCGTCAACCCATCCCGTCTTTACTACAATGTGTCCACTGACCGCGGATCGTGCGGTACAGGTGTTTGGACATCTTGTTCGGGAGGCACCTTCTTGTCTGGAATTCATAATGGAACTAATGGATCCCAGAATAAAGGAAACTACGCTATACGCCTGGATATGTTCAACACGTTTAAGTTGGACGAATATCGCAGGTCAAAAAACTAAAGGAGGGCGGCTCGGCCGCCCGCCTGACCATAAAGGATGCTAATGAGGCCCTTTGGTTTGGTAGTTATCCTCACGAAGGTGAGTTTAAGAAGTACAAAAATCTCATTCCGGTGCGACAAACTAAGCACCATGTTCCACTTCCAACAACGATAAATACTCGATATAGAGAGATAGATCCTCTAGTAGCAGATTTGCCGACAGATATCAAGGACCGCGTTTGTGGTTACGCTGGCGAATATTATCGTGTTTCACCTACTGTTGCATCAGTAGACAAGTCTATAATGCTTATGGATGAGACACCATGCTACAAATTTGAGCAAGATCCTGATTGGAAGGCGGTTCGGAAGGCAGTTGAGGACAAGTTGACTATTGTTTTCCGCCATACGAACGCTTCAACAATTGACGATTTTGTCGCCACATGTAATTTCGACTCTGCGTCTGGACTGCCATTCAGGTTGATGGGTTTATCGAAGAAATATGAAGTATTCGAGCATGATGACATATTGGATTGGATATTTTCCGATGAAGTCACCATGTCCATCCCTGTTTGGTCGGTTTCTGGAAAGATAGAGTGGTATCATATTAGTAAGATAGATGCTGGGAAGGTAAGGACATTTATAATTCCTCCCTTGCATTTGTTTATCTGGCAAAGTCTCCTGTATAAGGAGCAGCATGATGCCTTGAAAGAATATTGGTGGTCCGCTTATGGATTTAATCCGTATAATGGCGGCGTTGACCAGCTAGTAGCAGAAATGCTGGCCAACGGAACTAATCGTTATGGTGAGTGGGATGTTAAGAAATGGGATAGAATTCTTCCATTACTTCGTACTGTCCATAAGTTTCGTAAGAAGTTCACTGCGGTTGAACTGAAACGATTTGTGGAGTGGGTGGAGGCTAATACTGTAGAGTCGTTTATTATGACACCTCAGGGATTGATATTGAAAAAGATTATAGGAAATAATTCTGGGTCGGGTTCTACGACACCAGATAATATTGTTTCTCATATGTATATCATTTACCTGTTGTACTACCGTATTTATGGCAACCACGCTCAAGCCCTTGCAGCTTTTGCAAAATTGTTCGGAGATGATTGCCTGTCAGCAGTTTATTCCGAGAAGACCCCTGACCAATTAGCAGAGATAACACGTGAGGTGTATGCTTTATTTGGTCTTGAATTAGATCCCCTGGTGTGGCAGACCACGCCCGAGGGTTTAAGTTTTCTCGGCTTTAAAATTGTTAGATGGGAGGGGCACTGGATTCCTCAGTACTCCTTAGAGCGAATAGCCGCGTCGTTTTCGTACATTATTGAAAAGCCAGATACTGCAGCGTCGATAGCCAAGGCTTGGACCTTGATGGTGATGACTGCTGGGCATGGACAGAAAATATACGAAGAGTTTGCTGAGGCCGTGGATTTCATGTTGAATAAGTTGTCTAGGAACCGAGACTACGACAGTGATCCCGTTATTGCTTCCTATTGTGCAATGGGTGTGCCCTCATTTGCGCAAGTTATGTGTTTCTACACCGGGAAGGAGTATGCTTTCGCTACTCCTACCTGTTTCGGCTCGTGTTTGGAAGAGGTTGGAGGCATAAACACTAGTTGTTTTGATGAGTAACGCAAAGCATGGGAAAGCAAAAGCCCAAAGCAAAAACTTGTACTACATCACAAAGAAGAAGCGTACTAACGCTGCCCCTCCGCCCAAAAGGAGGGAAAGAACCAAGAAGCGCAATGCCAGGAATAAGCGTAAGAAGAACGCTAACCCGTTGGCAGCACCCGTCGCTTCAGGAGGTGGTGCTTACCACCTTTCTGGAGACGTCTCTTGGGGCATTCCAGGTGTTTTTGGAGGCTCAATTAGAGGCGGGATGTCCGACGGAGCTGTTACGGGCTCTGGTGCGTACAAGGTCAAAAGAAATTCTTTGATGAGTGCAATAGATCTAACGGGAACTGTCCCTCGAG